TAGGTGGTCTAGTTCTGTTGCTGTGTTGCGTTTGCACCAATGGCATAGCGGTTGGTCGCGCAGTAGTTCTGCACGTGCCTGTTTGTAAATCGCTGTGTCGTGCTCGGTTAGTTTGCGTGTCATGCTCGCGCGCTTCGCTTGCGCTGACGCGGCGCTTGCGCGCCTTGTCCTCGGTAGTTGTGAGTTGTGTTTGTTGTCGGGTTCATGTCGGTGCTTTCTTTGTTTGTTAACTGTATGTCATCTGTAGGTCAAGAGATGTGTGAATGCTCCACCCTCTGGATTGCCCATCCCAGATCCCTATTGCATTTATTTCATCAGTCTGTTTACTGATCGCCCAGTCGCATTGCCCAAACCATTTCGTCTTGCATGATTCGAGGCGCGACCGTCTACCCAGGTTCCCCTGTTTACTGCCCACCCCATGCGAACGGGGCACACACGTGCTACTAGCCAGTTGTTTACGCTCTTGGGTTGCTGAGAGTGTAGAGAATGTACTCCATGTCGCTGGGCTTCCAGATCGCTGCATGACATCCAGCCATCTCACACGCGTTCAACCAAATCTTTTGTCCAGGCGTTGTCTTGCCTTTCTCCGCCTTAAGTTCAATGACTAACGGCCGACCGCCTTGGAACGGATGCACCATGAACAGATCAGGGAAACCTGCGTCGCCTTGCACATTTGTCATCCAGCGCCCTCGACTGTTTTGTGCCGGCAGATCGTGATGCACTAACCAGCCGTACCGTTTGGCAATGCTGATCACGATGTCCTTAAAGTCGGCTTCGCTTATCTTGGCATCAAGCTTCATCAGCGGGCACAATTCTTTTGTTGTCTGCTAACCATTCCCATGCTTGCGCCAGTTTTTGCCATGTTTCGCGACTTGCTTCTAATTGTTCATATCGTTTTTCTAGCAGCGCTTTTTCAGCGCGCAATGTGTCAATCACCGAGCGCAAATAGTCAACTATCTCAATCGGGGTTGCACCAGTTTGCTTTTCATCAAACTCGCTCATTTCAGCCTCTCAATGATCTTGCTCGCCTCATGTGATTTCAACAGCTCAAGAACCGCGCTGTCGTCGTCAAGGTTTAGTTGAATCATCTCTAGCAATGCGAGATCGTCCATACCCTTGTCTTTGGCCAGTTTCTTGATGTAACCGATTTGCTTTGGTGTAGCAAATGCACCAGAGGGTATGTGCACTTTGTTTGTTGACTGTTCCTGCCCACCTAAACGCTCAACCTTTTGCATTTCTTCGCGCGACGGCCTAGCGCCTTGTTTTGCCAGCCCCATGTTGCTCAGGCAACGTCCCAAACTGGACGTTTCACAGTTTTCGATAAAGCTGGTCATATTGACCCCGCGGTCTGTGTGTATTTCGTGCGCGTAGCCCGTTGCAGTTGGGTTGGCATCATCACGATGTTTCCAAACGACCGAGCGCACAATGCAGGAATCGCCGTCATAGTTCATCAGAGTGGTTTCAACGCGACCGTCTGGGTATTGTTCCCAAAATCGTGCTAGTCGAGTTTCAACTGTTTCGTAGTTGCTGAGGTCAAAGCCCATCAGATACCAGCCCACACGCTTAGACGTTGTGCATGGTCATGTTGTCCACCGCGCTGGGCATATGCCAGTTCGCCTGTGTTGCGAATAATGCCACGACGCGCAGCTGCATTCAGACGACCAGCGATGCCTTTGGTGACTGGGAACTTGTCGCCCAGGTGTTTCCAGATGTCGTCAGATGTGAAGAAGCCTTTGGTGCGCGCAACGTGCAAGATCGCAGCGTCTACTTGGTTTTGTTCAGGTTTTGTCCATCGCGCATCCGCTGATGATTGTGATGCCAACATGCCTTCAATAAATGGGGCGTTCTTTCGTGCCGGTACACGGCCATCACAAACGAAGTGTGTTTTGCCTGTTATCTCTGGGTAGGCGATTTGTTCTTTGCAGATCGTGCAGGTTTTCATTGTCGGAATCTCCTTGTCGGTTAGGAATGTGCTTGTAGTGCTTTGATTGCAAGATCGAGTGTAGTCACATCGTGTAACGGCATCGGGTCTTCTAGTGACAGCGAGTTTTTCATTCCTTTAAGACGCTGAATGATGCTTGCGTGAGGGTTGGTGCTCACGTTTGCAATTTCGTCCATCAAACTAAATACGGCCATTGTGTGATTTGTGTTCATTGCTTGCTCCAATACCATTCGTCGGGTTTCTTCGGTAAGTTCGCCTTGATTCCATGCACTACCTTCACTCATTTAACGCTCCATGGCCCCCAGCCGAACCCGTGACGCTCGACCCCGTAGTTGTAAATTGCTAATGCAGCGAGCAAGTTAGTTTGAGCCTGTAACAGATCTTCTGCTTGTGTGATAATTCCGCGCTCGGTTAGCCATGGTGTCCAGAATCCGTTGATCTGCATAAGGCCACGCGAGCCCCCATTTGGGTCTTTTGAGTTGACCGCGTTTGGTGTGCAATTTGATTCGCGCTTTATCACAGATTCGAGCACGGTGCGCTGATCGGCAGGCCAACCAAGGTTGATGGCAAGCGCGCTGAACTGCTCGCAAGCCGACGTGTACGGGTCAATATAAATCGTTGAGCTGGTGGTTGTGGTCGGCTCAATTAGGTATGGCTGGACGCTTATTGGTGCTAGGGCAATAGTCCCAGATGGGGCGCTAGACGCGCTAGGAGCCCCTGTGAGCGCCGTAACGCCAAAGACCGTACAAAGCACTAGCCCAATGATTTTCTCTGCTAAATAGTTCATCTTTTCTCCAAAGGTATGGGCACACCCCAACTTGCGGCTGCCGATTTGAATGCGATTTGTCCCATCAGGAACTTGCCCGAGTCTGGGTTAGTAAAGATCTGAACCAAGATTTCTTGGCCGTTGTCCATCACTCCTGTATAGACGCTGTAATCAAAGATCTGGATGTCAGTCATTGCCTGTCCTTTTGTCGGTACTCCGACCCTAGAACATAGATCAAGCCTTAGGTGGGATTTCCCCAAACACCTTTAAGAATGCGGCTTTTACGAAGATCACCGAGTCCGCAGCTTGTGGTGAAATCTCGATGTGGAACCAATCCCCGCCAGGTGCACCGCTAACTGTTGGCTTGGTGTATTTGCTCCATGCTTGACGATCACAACGCCATGCGCGACCATGCGGTGCAGGGAAATAATCAATAATCATTTGAATGCCTAACTCGTTTGCATGCGCGCATAACTTTTCTATAAACGGCAATGCTGATTTGCGTGAGGCTTGAGGGTGTTTTGCACTTCCTCTGTAACTGGCGTCCCAGGCTCTGCCCGTTGAGTGCACGCTGAGGGTGCCTGGTTTTCCCTTCATATCGCGACGGCCGTAAGACCCGTTATCAAACAAAGCGTTACCTGAATGGTGTTTGACTTGTTTTACAAATTCGTTCATGCCGGCACGTGGTGCTGGTGATGCACCGTCAGCGTTGCCGATGTAGTCGCGTGCGTTTGGCACGCCTTCTTTAGCCTTGGCTATCGTCACGCCCGAAGCCTGCATCTTTAGGGTTTACCCAGCGGAGCAATGGTGGGATAATTGCTGCGATTGCACCTTTGCCGTAGTCACGTGGATCGGTTGTGCCTGTCGAGTAAACGGCGATCAGCGCGCCTACGACTGAACGCAGGTAACTGGCAAACATTGCTTTGTCTTTATCGGTGATTTTCAACATGGTGATCTATCTTTTCTTCTATTCGACCAAGGATCTGGTGTACTTTGCCGTGGTCTTTTTTGTTTTCGCTGCCGATTTTGCTAATGAGCGCCACCAGTACAGCGAAGCCACCACCGACAAGAGCCACCACGATTTCAGCATCCATCGAATCATCCGATAAACGGTGGGGCTGGCGGTATTGAAAAGTTTTTGGTTTTTGAATTGTAGATGTAGCCAATTCCTGCATAAGTTTTTGTTGGTAAATCAACAAAAGTTTCTACCCATGTCCCTAGATAACGATCTGGGTTTTCATCTATAAATTGTTGCGTTACTACAGCAACATTTATCACAACATTGTCTGCATCAATTTGTGCAAAGTATTGTGGCACGCTCATATCTTAAACCTCACATAAACTATTCCTGAACCGCCTGCAGCATTTCGACCGCCACCGCCACCGCTGTTTGCTGTGCCTGCTACACCTGAGGCACCGCCGCCGCCAATACCGCCTGTGCCACCTGCGCCAGTTCCACCGCCACCACCGCCGCCACCTTTATAGGTTGTGGTTGCTGCTTGTCCAAGCCATAGCGAAATGTCACGACCTGCGCCACCATTACCGCCTGTAGTAGTTACAGCATTGCCGCCTACCGCAGCTGCGCCACCACCACCGCCGCCACCGTTCGCGCTATTGTCGCCGCCATCAAATCCTTGGCCTGTAATTCCAATTCCAAAACCAGCGTTACCATTGCTGTCGCCGCCGCCTGAACCACCATTACCGCCTGCAAAGATTCCGCCTGCTACTGGGTATGCGCCACCGCGCCCGCCTTCAGTACCCACGGCAAGACTGTTGCCGATGATCGAAGCAAAGCCGTCTTTGCCAACAGCGCCACCAGCGCCAACATCAACCGCATAGGTCGCAGCCGCAAGGTAAATGGTTGTTTCTTGTACGCCACCAGCACCGCCGCCACCATCTGCCGAACCTGCGCTACCAGCACCACCGCCACCAATAGTCAAGCAATCAAACAAACCTGCTTTAGAAACAACAAGGTTGCTGTCAGTTGTAAAACTTAAAAGCGTGTAGTTGATTCCACCGACTGTGATGCTTGAAGATGAGCCACCTGTTGCAGCGCCGTAATTGGCACCGCCACCGCTAAAAAAAGTAGCAGCACTAGCACTTGTGAAAAGAAGCGTGCCACCCCCGTATTGTGCCAATGCTAAAGATCCCGATGTTGTAACGGTTGCCGTACCAGCCGTGATCGTGCACGTACCAGCACCCATGTTGTAAATATAAACAGATTGACCTGCTGTAAATACCGAGGCATTGACGGTGATGGTTGTTGCTCCAGCGTTGGTCATTTGCACACGTTTGCCATTGTCACCAGCAACCAGCGTGTAGTTGGCTGTTTGTGCGTTGATTGGCAATTCGGTAATTGCGTTCATCTGCGCTGCAGTCAAAACTGAGCCAGATACAAATGGGAATGGTGTTGCCATAGTGCTCCTATCCTAAAACATTGAGCGCATCAAGTACGCCATATGTTGGGTCGTCCAATATCAATTCATACACGATCGTGGTTGGGGCAGTCGAGTACAGCACCCTGTGGCCTGTACTGAAATCCAAATAATGCTCAATTCCTTCCACAGACAGTTCTTGCGCCAACTGGGTTGTACCGGCACCACTAGGAAACGTTTTTTCAATGCTAATCGTGTCACCAATATCTACGGTGGCAAGCGTGTCTTTTTGGGCTGTTGTCAGCATCAGGAACTTGGTTGCCACAGACGTGTACCTGGCTTCGGGTTCTGGGTTGAGCAGGTACTCGGCTGCTTCTTGGATCTCGCTGGCGTCGTGTAGCAGGCTGTTTGTGATGCTTGCCGTTTGGATGAAATAGGTGGCAATTGATGCTGGGTTGGTGGCCGTGTAGGTGTCACCGTCTAAGCCTGTAACGACTGATCGGTTGATCACAGAATCCGCTTCAAAGCTGATGCCGACACCATCGTATTTGTAGCCAATACCGCTGTCAGTAAACTCGGCAACTGGCGCGCTTAACGTTGTGCCCAAACGCTCTTGGAATGTAAACACGCCAGCTCTTGACATAAAGACGCGCCCAAACTCGGCTGTTTCGTTGATCTGGGTTATGTAGCCAAGCGCGCTAGTTCCTGCCGGCACGTTGTACGCCGAGTCGTGGCCTAAATTCACCGTTCCTGTGGCGATGTCTCGAGCCATCACAGGGAAATCAATTTCTGGTAGGTCTAGGACGGTTTCTATGCGTTCGCCTGATGTTTCGGTAGATGGGTTTAGCGCGTCCAAATAGGTTTGGGCTAGCAGGTAGAACTGGTCAGCGCAATACACGGTCACGGTGTCAAGACCGCCTAACGCAAAGTTGTAGTCGTAGTTGACGACATAACCGCTAAACAAAGATTCTGGTACATCGGTTGCGCTGTATCGAATCAGTCGCACTTCGCGCAACGGGGCAAGCCCAGGCTTAGATTCTGCGGTGTCGTAATACGGGCTGTTTTGATCAAACGGGTTAAAGATGCCATCCACGTCTTGGATGGTGAATGACATAGTGCCAGCGCTGAATTGATCGCCAACGTCACGACGACCGCGGCGTACGGTAATAGTTGTAACCGAATCCATAACGTCAGCAAACTCGGTCGTGCCGTCAAGCACATATGTCGTGTTGTCAAGTACGCCTTTTAGCGTGTCGTCAAGCACAAACGCGTCAACTTGAAACCCTGTAGCGATCTTCAGGTCATAGTTGCCCGAGTCAACGACAGCTGTGCCGGGCATCAGGCGACCTGTAGTTGCAACGGCCCAGCAGACCTTGAGTATGCGCGCAACGCGTTAACCACGCTTTCACCAATTTCTGCGCTAGTGGCAAGACCGCCTGTGACGTTAATGGTCACTCCCCCGCCAGTATTCATGCGGTCTAACGGCACAACGGCTTCTGGGCCTGCTTCACCGATCAGGGCAAGAGTAGGGGAGTTGACAATTCCGCCTTCAGCCAAACGTGGAATTTTTTTAGCAACCACAGCCGATGGTGCTTGACCGCCTAGTTGTGGCACAGGGACTGTTGGTGCTTTCGGGATGTCTGGTAGCAATGGGATTGAGTTGTAGGCGCTGATGATTGCGTTGACCGCGCCGATCGCGGCGTTGACCATGCCAGCAAAGAAGCCGATAACGGTGTTGACGATTGCGTTGATGCCGTCACGGAACCACTCAAATTTGTTGTATGCGGCAACCAAAGCAACGACCAGCAATGCGACGCCTGCAGCGATCAGGCTGAATGGGTTGAGTGCCATGGCAATGTTGGTGACAACGATGGCGGCGGCAACTGCACCGATGGCGGCTGCGATAGCCAAGAATGCTTTCGGGTTGTCTTGAGCCCACATAGCAAACTTGTTGAGCACGGGAAGCACGGCCTCGAGCACGGGCAATAGGGCAGCGCCGATTGACTCTTTGGTTTCGCCAATGGAGTTCTTGAGAATTGCCATCTTGCCGGCAGCGGTTTCGGCGTTCTTTGCTGTAGCACCGCCAAACGTTCCACCAAGCACGTCCATGACTTCGTTCAGGCTGGCGCCTTCTTTGATCATGGTTGCCATCTCTGGGCTCAACGATCGCAACGCCTTGAAATTTCCCTGATAAGCCTTTGCCAAACTGTCGGCCACGGTGGAACTGTCCATTTGTAGGGCTGTGCTGATGTCCATGACAAGGTTCATGTCTTTCATGGCAAGATCAACGTCTTTAGTACCTCGGACTAGAGCCTCAAGGGATTTTCTATATTCGGTATCGGCAATGCCTGATGCTCGAGACATTGCGCTGATCTGATTTTCAATCTGTGCGGTCTGTTTAGCGCCAGCACCCGTAACGTTCTGCAAAGTAAGCGCTAACGCCGCCTGTTCCTGCTGATCTTCCATCGCAGCGCGAGTGGCATCACCAAGCGCCACAGCCAAACCGCCAAGCGCCGCAGCTGCAGGTACGGCAGCCTTTTTAATTGCAAACTGAGCTTTTTCGCCTGTGGTCTCTAGTTGCTTAAATTGAGCAATAGCCTTCTTGATGCCTTTGCCGTCAAACTCGGAAACGATCGGTAATACAACAGCCATTACATCAGCTCCCGTGAAGTCTTATCCATGACGCGCTTGACTAGGTCGGTCATTCGTGCGTTGACGTCGTCCTTGTTGCGCTCCCATGCTTTCCACATTACTCGCGACGGTGCACCGAACTTGGCGTTAAGACGAGAGCCCATAACACCGCTGTCTAAGAAGTCAAACAATCCAGCGTCTGGGTTTGTCCACTTGACCACAAAGGTTGCAAGGTTGACATTTTGCCCTGCATATTCTTTAACCTTTTTGGTATTAATCATTGCTTTAACCTGGTTGTTATTGCTCCAAGGAAAAATCTCGTACTGTTTGGGAGTCCATTTACGCGACCAACCACTTAACGGTTCTTTTAATGGGATGGCCTGGTATGCGTCGTCAACGACATTCTGCACAATGCCTTTGTAATCACGGGTAATTTCACGACGCAAAGATTTGTCAATCTTGTTGAGCGTCTTCAAGGCGTCTTTAATACCAGCAATTTCAATGTTTGCTTCGACTGCCATAATTACCTTCTTTTCTTGTTTGCCTCGTTAAGCACTTTAATGACCGTTGTCAAGTCCCGTGAGTCAAACACAATGTCGCTAGGCCACCAACCGACCGCGACCAACACTTCTGCTAGCTGGCGGCGGTAGGTGCCGCGTCCGTAGGGTTTGGGTCAGTCTCGTCCAGTACCGGCATGATGTCGATGTCAGGGTTTTTGCTAATCCACTCACGCCAGTTGTCGCCAACTTGCTCGCCTTTGATCTTTAAGATCGTGTGCATCCAACAGCAGTAATCGGAATACAACGGTGACGTTGAGAGCTGTTGAATGTTGCGACGCTCGAGGCGTTCCCATTCGGTGACCACAAACAGGTTTGTGTAGTAATACTCGGGTGCGCTATCGGGGGTGCGTTTTAACTGCAACTTGATTTTCATGTGTCTCCTATGTCGGCTTGGAGCCGTTTAATTACGAAACGTCTGTGCTGTAAACGCCACCCTGCAGTTCAATCTCATAGGTTGAGAGTTCTCCAAGGGAAGCATTGATTACAGGAATTGCTGACAAGTATGTGTTGGTCAGTTCAAAGCCAGGGTTGGTTGCCGAGTTTGCTCCTGCAGCTGGAGTCACTTTGATATAGCACTTACTGCCGAGCAATGCTGACAATGTTGCATATGACTCGCTGCTTGCATAACTGGCATAGACCGTCAACGTGCAAGTGTTAGAAAAGAGTCCAGCGGTCATTGTGCGCGATGTCGAGCCGAACGCGGTGTCCTCAAGTGCTTCTGCGGTCACGGTCAACGTGCATGCGCTTACTTGATCGGTAATGTCTGTGGTTGCTGCGCTAGATGCGCCGATCAACACGACTGGGTTTGAGAGATACGTGCTAGTTGCCATGATTGCTCCTTAAGTTCTGTTCTGATAGTAGATGATTTATTACTGCTCGTAGTGGATTATGCGGTCTGGGCTTGGATAGCGCATTCAAGGTCGTAACACGGGTACAGCGCGCCACCAATTTCAATGCTTGACGGACGGCCACCCATCACAATGATGGACGAACCAAGCACACTTGCAACGATGCTCAAGATTGAGCGAAGCACCGGCAGACCTGCAGGGCCTGAACCAATCACCTTGATCGGAAACTCCATGCGCACAATGTTGCCGTTGCCAGCAAACGTCGTAAAACTTGGGGCTTCTAAATAGACCGAATTAGGAATTAACTTTGTTGGGTCATTTGATACGCGGAGTCCAGACACCGCGGTGAGCGTCGCCGTGACGTCATCAATTGCTTCGTTAAACAGGTCGGTGTAAGCCATCAGGCAACCGCTGGACGGGGAATGCCTAAGAGCTGCTTCACGATCGGGGTCAAACTTTGCTGTGGTGCTGAACCCATGCCGTCAAAGGTGGCGTAGGTTGACTCTATTGAGCCACGGGAGCGCCACAGAGCCGCGCAATACATCAAAGCACCCAAAGTCGCGTCACCGCCAGGAGAAGTCGTTAGAGAGTCGATATAGCCCGATTCCTGACGCCTGCGATAACAGAACTGGTTGCCAGCCGACACCGACTGCGTGAGCAACGTGTAATCGTCTGACGGGTTTGTGATCGTGATGCCCAAATAGGTCATGACCTGCGCGGCTGTCACCCACGTGCAGACAGGCTCATAAGTGACGGTGCCAGAAGCTGCAACACGCTCAACATCGTCTGCGGTCTTGGCGTAAAGCACCTGATCAGCAATCGGTATTTGGTAGTCGTACAACAGGTCGCCCTGCGTGTCAGTACCAAGGAACAAATACTGTGGCAATGCGCGCACAGTAAAGGTGCCATTAAATGTTGCGTCAACAGAAGCAACCGTAATTGAACTGCCGACTGCAATCTCTGATGGGGTCAGAAGTTGCAGTACGGCAAAGTTGTCAATCAGGTACTTGTTAGTAACTGTGTATGTTGCCATGAGCGGTTAGCCCGCTCTCGACTAAGCCTGGGTGATCTTGCGGATCATTCCAGAGATCGCGGCGAACGTGGATACGTAGCCATGGAAACTCATGTTGCGTCCCAAGACTGATGGCTGTTCAACGCTCATGAGGCCACGGATTGATTCGTAGAACTCGAAAGCGTCGCCTTGTCCCTGACCTACACGGGTGATGACCATGGTCTTTGCAGCGAAGTTGCTGTCAACTACCAACTGCAAGCCGAGTGGGTTGCCGTTCCATGAAGATGCTTGTGCGTTGCCAAGTGCGTTCTGACCGGTGAGGCCTGCGCCAATGAACGGGAATACTGGACGGCCAGTTGTGTCGGCAAGTTGTCCAAGTTGACCCCATACGTCTGGGCTTACGAACATGTGGGTTGGTGTCCAGTTGCGACCGTTTGAAATGTCTACAGCTGAGTCATAAACCGACTTCAGCAAGTCAGCAACGGTGCCGTCCCATACGCCAGACGATGATGCTGCGGTGAGCAAGTTGTCTGCTGCAAGGTTGTCCGATGCAATCATGTATTCGCCCATGAGGTCATTCAAGATCAACTGCATTGCTGCAGGCGAGGTGAAGTCAATGTCTTGAACCGACAACGTTACTTGTCCAGCAAGAGTGGTCTTGCTTACCGAGTTGGATGCGATCACCATGGTGGTTGCTGATGCAGCGCCCAATTCTGATTGTGATGCAACGCTTGTGTGCGTGGTGATGGTTGGACGAATGAACGTCTTTTGCTGACCGTTGTCTGGGTAAGCGCGTGCGCCAACAGCTTCGACTACTGGACGCAAGAAGTTCAAGTCCTGAACCAATGGCCCAAGTACAGGTACTGGCAAAAGACCAGGTGTGTCAGTTGTGATGACATCGCCTGCGGCTGCCTGCAATGCGGTGCGCTTTGATGCGGTATGTTCTGCAACTGCAGCGTTCATGTTCTTGAACGTGTCGCCACCGATGTGGTAAGCGGCCATGAACTCACCTGCTGATGGCAGAACGAATTCTTTTTTGGCTTGTGCGAAAATTGGTGCGGTTGGGATTGTTGCCTCAACTGCTGGAACGGTTACTTCTGACATAGGTTCTATCTCCTGTTCTGGGACTACTTCTTCATTTAACACTACTTCTTCGGGCTCTTGGTGGATACTTGCAGCGACGCTCACAATGTTTGCGCCATCTCCAAACGCGCCGATCGGAACTAGGGAAAGTTCCATCCAGTCGGCTGCTTCGATAATCATTGTTCCTGCTTCGTCATACGAGAACTTGGTTGGGTTCACGCCTACGGATACTTGGTCAATGGTGCCGTCTGAGGCCATAACCAAAGCGTCATTTCCAAGGGCGGTGGCGCTGATCTTGGCGCTGAACATCATGCCTTGTTCGGTGTCCACGCGCTCGGTCACTACGCCTACTGGCATAGAGGCATCGTGGTACATGAACAGGCGTGGTGCTTTGCCCTCGACTGGCAATGAGCCTGGACGGAAGATCACAGCCGTACCGTCCGAAACTGTTGCCGGCACGTTGTAGGGAACTGCGGTTCCTGAGATGGTGCGTCGTGGCGCGTCGCCTTTAGCGGCGTCTAGCGTGAAATCTCCTGAGATTAATTTGATCATGATGCGATCTCCTCTTGCGTGTTTTCATTTATGTTTACATCTGTTCTGTCCATGACATCAGCCATGAAATTCTCTTCCAAGTATTCGTCGGCATCAAACTCAACGTATGTTCCGCGTGGTAGCACGTTGTCCATTGACAGCGCTCCAGCGATTGCGTCGGCATACAACTTGACGCCGAACAGGTAGAGGTCTGCTCGAGCCTGCTGTGAAGACTGGTACGAGTAAGCGCCAGTAGCAACACCGACCAAATACGGTGGCACGTTTGCCAGACGCGACATTTCCAAAGCCTGATATTGCGATGCTTCAATAAGCAACATTTTGTCAGGCGTTGAGTTGGTCTCGGTGTACGACAGGTATTCGTTTAGCGCTGCGGTCTGGTTAGTTGCGCGCGCTGCATTAAACGCCGATGCCAAATCAGCAAGTTCTTGTGCACTAAGTGGTTCGCCACCAGTCTGCTTTAGTACGCCTGCAGGGATGCTTGACGATGCGTTGCGATTACGAGCTGCTTCAAGTTTGAGCGCTGTCTCAATAGCACCAGGAGCGGAATAGATCAGGCCTTGCGCTGGAGACAAGAATTGCACAAGGTTGTAAGGGTCAATCTCGCCACCTTGGAAATACACCTGCGATGACGGAGCAAACCACACGGGGCCAGCCATATCGGTCGTGGTGACTGAGCCTGCAGGCAGTCGAGTGAACGATGCCGGATAGCCGTCGGCGGTGCGTGAGGTGATGTACCAAAATGCGCGACCAAACATCATGAGGTCATCAAGAGTCCAACTCATAAGGAATTGAAACGAGACAGTTGGGTCTGGTCGGCGTATCCATGAACGTGGTGCTATGTACACCTTTTCCATGTCATCGCCGTTCCACATTTCGTTGTACATTTTCAACGGCATTGAGCCAATGACCGAGGCCATTAAGTCGCGCGCACGGTTGATCGTTGGCACGCTGATTGCTTGGTTGCGTGCTTCGCCTTCGCGATACGTGTAGTACTGGCCAATCATGTTCACGCCAACATTTGACGACGAATAACCAGGTGCGAAGCCACCAGCTGCAGCCGCCTTGTTTGGCGCTGGGCTTATTGCTGCTTTTTTGGTTTTGTTAAAGATCGCCATAGATACCACTCTGCCATATAGGTGGCAACCGCACGTGACTAATCCGATTCCGACAAAAGGCTAGAGCGTGCGGTCGCCGACGAGAATGTTAGTGGTTAACGGCCACAAGCATGGGTTTACCTGTGTGGGCTGGTCTTGCACACATGCCAATTCCCCAGACCATAGTGCGGGCTAACTCAATCGGCCCAGGTGATCGTTTGCTAGAGAGCACGATTGTGTTGTCGGTGCGAACGGCAACGGCGCGCTGGACATGTTCGGCAAGCAGTTTTTCTCCTGTGTGTAACAGTCGCGCTTCCGCAATCATGTTTTTGGCTAGCGGTGTAAACCGCCCAAGTTCCGCATAGCCGACGACAACTCGGCGGCGCTCGATGTTTGGCGGGCAGGTTGCGTCCACGGTCGGCGATAAGGCGAACCTGATTGTGGGGTCTTTGGCAAGTTCCTGCACGTTCTCCCACAGCTCTGTGATTGACTCGGCAATGAATGCAACGGTGACAAGCACCCGACCGTCCGACAGGTTGACGCATCTGGTCGCGCTATATCGGGAGTCATCCAGCGAAGACTCGATCGCCACGACCCCACCGCTAGGTATCTCACCGTGGTATTCCAAAGACGGCCAACGACCTGGCTCAATCCATCCGCGCACAACACTCACCCAAAGATTTAGGGATGCGCGTAGGAATGATGCGCGATCGGGGTTTGTGGATTCTTGTTTGATTGTGTCCATGTCCAACGTGTGGCCAAGTGCAGGATTACCCCACGCCCATGACGCAGGATGTAACGGGTCAAGGCTTGGGTCAGGTGACCATTCAGCCATGTACATCGTTGACGGCTCGCCTTTGTCAATGGCTCGAATGCCCGCTTCACGCCAACGCTGAAACAGAACAGATTCTTCCGTGCCGGCAGTACTAAAGAAACAGGCAAGCGGGTTTTTACGTGCGCGCTGTGCAGGCAAGAGCCCCCCTTCGACGGAATCGGGGTTGACGTCAAAGAGTTCGTCCACGATTACCAAGTCAATGCTCATACCGTGACCTTGGTTTGGCTTCAATGCTTTGACCCACCATTTGCTGCCGTCTGGCATGGTGGCCTGATAACGACCGTAAGACTTGACGATCTTGGCGTTGTAGTACTCCTCAAGGATTGGTGCCAAATCATCAAACAACAGACACGCCAAATCCAAACGGTGGGCACCAGATACCACGGTCTGTTTGCCACCCCTGATCTTTGGCATTTCCACAAGCCAAAACAGAATAAGTGCTTGAATAATTGTGGTTTTACCGTTCTGACGCGCAACCGACACAAGGCTCGAGCGATGCACAAACTTCTGATCGGCGTCAACCGCCAACATCCCTTCAAGAGCATGTATTTGCCAAGGCATCAAATCAATCTGCAACACCTTCTTGGCCATGTCCCCCACAAGTCCAGCTAGTGAGCCGGCATGGTCAGGGATGATCGTTTCCAATCTCGGCTGATCATGGCCAGTTACCGCTGGTTCGGGCTGGTTTGGGCTGGTGGCGACAAAATGATGGATGGGGCTCGGGGGCAGTCCATCCGCATACAAAAAATCGTTGATTGCTGTTTCCCGATTTTGTTTTGCGTT